GGGGCCGAACGTTCGCGCGTTCGCACAAATTGTGCAATACAATTATGGTATAACTGTTTACTCCAGTGATGCCGAAGAGACGCAAGAAGACCGAGACACGTGGCAAGAAGCCGACGCCGGCGCGGCGTGGCTACGTGGGGACGATTGCAGCTCTCGGGGCTGAATTCGGCGCCTCGACGTACACGATGGCGCATTGGCGCACGAATGGGGCGCCGATGGAGAGGACAGCGCACGGATACGCGGTCGAGCCGTTGCGCGCGTGGGTGCGCGAGAATCGAGAGCTGGTCGACCGTCGGAGGAAGCCGCAGGACACGGAGGCGATCGATCGCGAGTACGACGCCGCCAAAGCGCTCCAGAAGCGCTACCAGGCGCGCCTGGCGCGGCTGGAGTACCGGCATCGCGTGGGCGAGCTGATCTCGAAGGAGGAGATGAAGAGCCGGGACGTGGCGCGCATTGTGGCGGTGAAGCGAGGCTTGCTCTCGTTGCCGAAATCGGTGGCGCACGAGATCGTTGGCCGCGACCCGCGGGAGGTCGAGGTCATCCTGACGCGGAAGGTGCGGGACTTGTTGGAGCGGTTCCGCTCGTTGTAGGATCGGATAGAGAAAGGATCGACGATGGCGAAGCAGAGGAGGCCGGATCCGTCGGAAGGGGTCATGGAGTCACTGGAGGACTTCCACAGCAGAGCCGACGCGATGGAGGCGCGCATCGAGTATCTCGAGCAGCGCAACCGGCAGGTGGAGCGTGCGCTGCGGGTGATCGTCAACAGCGTCGAGGGCAAGATCGGTCGCATGCGCGGGACGGACGATCTCGTGAAGGACTTCAAGATTTGAAGGCTACTGGGAGACGGAGAGCAACGACACGGCGTCTGTGGGACTCGTGGGAGTCCGCCGCGTGGGCGCCGCCGCCGGAGGAGACGCCGGCCGCCTGGGCAGAGCGCGTGATCCACCTGCCGCGCGGCGTGAGCGCGACGACTGGCCGGATCAGCTTCGGCATGACGCCGTACCTGATCCCGATCCTGGCCGCTCTCCAGGATCCGGAGGTCGAGGGCTTGTCGATCTGCAAGTCGACGCAGGTCGGCGGGACGACGCTCCTGATTGTGGCGGCGCTCTGGGTGGCGAGCGAGGATCCTTGGAACGTGCTCGTCGTCATGCCTGGCGAGGATCTCGCGGTAGGCATTTGCGAGGAGCGGTTCCAGCCGATCGTCAGGGAGAGTCCGCATCTGGCGCGCCTCTTGGGCGAGACGAAGCGCGAGATGACGCGGCAGTCGATCCGGCTCAACGGAGTGAACATCGACTTCGCGTGGGCGACGTCGCCGGCGATGCTGTCATCGCGCGCGGTCTGCGTCCTGATCGAGGACGAGCTCGACAAGTGGCCGATGTGGTCCGGCAAGGAAGCGGACCCGGTGTCGCTGGCCGAGGAGCGCACGCGCACGTTCGTGCATCGGAAGATCCTGCGGACGTCGACGCCGACGACGGATCGGCGGTACATCTGGCCGGCGCTCTTGCGCGGCACGAACGAGCGGTACCACATCCCGTGTCCGCACTGCGGGAGGTTCCAAGTCCTGATCTTCGGCGTCGCCGAGGAAGGCACTGCGGGCATCAAGTGGCCGAAGGAGGAGCGCGACCCGGACGCGATCCACGCTGGCCGCCTGGCGTGGTACGAGTGCGAGAGTTGTCACGGGAAGATCAAGGATCTCCACAAGCCGGCGATGCTTTCGGCTGGTCGCTGGCTGCCACGAGGCCAGTCGATCGTGAGCGGCGAAGTGGTCGGTCCGGCGCCGGTGTCGCGCAGGGAGCGGAGCTTCCACCTGTGGGCGGGGTACTCGCCGTTCCTGACGTTCTCGGAGATCGCGTCGAAGTTCCTGCGGTCGAAGGGCGATAGGTCGCTCATGATGAACTTCGTCAATTCGTGGCTCGCGGAGCCTTGGCGGGAGACGGCTATGTCGCTCGAGGAGTCCCATCTCTTGGCGCGCGTGAAGGACTACCAAGAGGGCGTTGTGCCGCGTGCCGGCGAGATCCTGACCGCTGGCGTCGACGTGCAGCTCGACCACATGTGGTTTGCGATCCGTGCCTGGGGGCCCGCCGAGCGTTCGTGGCTCGTGCGTGCCGGGACGGTGTTCTCGTGGCGCGAGCTCGAGGTCGTGCTCATGGAGACGTCGTATCCATCGGACCAAGGGAAGCCGCGCCGAGTGCAGCGAGTCCTGGTCGACTCTGGCTATCGGACGGAGGAGGTCTACGGCTGGACGCGCAAGCATGCGCCAGTCGCGCTGCCGACGAAGGGTCAGCATCAGCACGGCGCGTCGAAGCCGACGTGGATTGGCAAGCCGAAGCCCGGAATCCTGCTTGTGAACTTCTCGGCGAACTTCTGGAAGGACAAGCTCGCGCGTCTGATCCAGACGAAGGATGGCGACCCGGGTGAGTGGAACCTTCATCGGTCGGTCGATCTGACGTACCGGCAGCAGATGCTCTCGGAGCAGCGCGTGCTCGAGAAACGGAAGGGCGGCCACCTATTGCCGACGTGGCAGCTCGTGAGCGAGTCGGCGCCGAACCACTTGTGGGATTGCGAGGTCTTGAACCTGGTGGCCGCTGATATCGAGGGCGTGCGCTACGTCGAGTCGCGGCCGGCGACGTCGATGGCGTCGACGCCGACACGCAGGCGTGAAGGAATCGAATGGCTCGAGGGCGACGTGATGGGTGGAGAGGAGCGCGGGTCATGGCTCGAAGGGTGAAGATCCGGCGGCAGAAGTCGTCGATCGTCGAGGAGCGTCCTGCGCGCTGTCCGTTCTGCGACAGCCGGAGCACGTCGGTCACGAGAACGATAACCGCAGACGGCATGACGTGGCGCTACCGGCGCTGTCGCGTGTGCTCGGAGTCGTTCCGCTCCTACGAGAAGTAGTCCAGGGATTGGACCGCTGATCTTTCGTGGCGCGGCTGATCATGCTACTCGGCAAGCATGATCGATTTCGCGACAGCGTCCGATGACGCACTCACCGCCGCCGCGCGCCTGGCGAAAGAGGGCATCACGAGCTACAGCCTGCCGAGCGGGCACAGCTTTTCGTTGGCCGATCCCGAGGCGTTGATCCGCGCTTCGCAGCGTCTCAAGGAGCTCGGCGATGAATCCACCGTCCGGCGGTCTGTACGCGCCGAGGTGGTGGACTGATGGGGCTTGGCGCGCGTGTTGGATCGGCCTTGACGAGCATCATGCCGTCGGCGTTCGCCGCACGTCGTGCCGAGAATCGAGCGCGGATCGTGCGTGCGGAAACACGCGCCGCGCTCGCCGACGTCCGCAAGGTCGAGAACCGAGAGCGCATCTTCCGATCCGAGTTCCGTCAGCGTCTACTCGAAGGCGCGGCGCAGGAGTTCGCTGGGTTCCGCGGCTACCTGGGGGCCTCCAAGGAGGCTCCATACGGATCATGGACGCCGCTCAGTGGATCGGCGGATGCCGATCTGCTGGACGATCTCCCGACGCTGCGCGCGCGCACGCGCGACCTCGAGCGATCGGATCCGCATGCAGCCGCGGTCATCGACGCCTGGGTGAACCAGGTCATCGGGACTGGCCTGTGGCCGCAAAGCCGGATCGATCACGAGGTCATCGGGATCAGCGCGGAGCAGGCGCGCACGTTCGAGAAGTCGGCAGAGCGGCTCTACAAGCGATGGGCGCGGGCAGCGGACGTGTCGCGCCGGCTGACGGCACCGGAGGTGCAGGCGCTCATCTTCCGGCAGATCGTCGTCAACGGTGACGTCTTCGTTCTGCCGCGGTTCACTCCGCGCGCACGCATGGTGTCGCAGCTTGCGGTCGAGACGATCGAGGCGGACCGCGTGACTACGCCGGCGCGCAAGCAGGGGGATCTCTCGATCCGCGAAGGCGTGCGCGTAGGCGCCGACGGCGTCCCGCGTGCCTACTTCATCAAGAAGACGCACCCCGGCGAGGTCATGAATCCGCAGATCGATGACTTCGTCGAGGTTGCTCCGGCGACAAGCTCCGGTCGTCCGCAGGTCATCCACCTCTACCAGATGCGCCGGCCTGGGCAGACGCGCGGCATTCCGTTTCTGTCGCCGGCCCTGTCCTACTTCAAGGACTTGCAGCAGTACTTTCGGGCCGAGCTCGTGGCGGCGAAGGTGTCGGCGTGCATCGCAATCCTGGTCGAGATGGAGTCGCCGCTCGGCGAGATCCAGGCGTCGACACGACAGGACGGCGAGGAACGGCTGCGCACGATGTACCCGGGGATGATCGAGTACCTGCGCGCTGGCGAAAAGGTGAGTGGCTTCAATCCGCAGCGGCCGAATACGGCCTTCGATTCGTTCGTGATGCGGATCTTGCGAGCGGCCGGAGCATCGAACGGGATTCCCTACGAGATCGTTTCGCAGGACTTCTCTCAGACGACGTATACGTCCGGGCGCATGGCGCTGACGGAGGTGCGCCGTCTCTTTCGCTCGTGGCAGCGCTGGCTGGCGGACCACTTCTGCACGCCGTTCTGGGAGCTCCTCATCGAAGAGGCAGTGCTTGCGGGCGAGCTCGACGCGCCCGACTTCGAGGAGTTCCGCGACGAGTACCTGCGCGCCTTCTGGGTCGGCCAGGGGTGGAGCTGGGTGGACCCGCAGAAGGAGGTCACGGCGACGGCGGACGCCATCGCCGCGAATCTGTCGACGCTCCAGGATGAGCTGTCGGCGCGCGGCATCGACTGGGAAGAGGGCCTCGAGCAGCGGGCGCGCGAGATGGATCTTATCGAGAAGCTCGGCTTGCAGCCAGGCCCGCAGGCGCCAGCGAGCGCGCCGCCAGGCGGAACCGACGACGACACGGAGGAGCCAGAAGATGGCGAAGAAGAAGACGACGAGTAAGCCGCCGGCGGCGGCGGCGTTGACGAAGAAGGACATCGCGCTCGCGCGCGAAGCGTTCCAGCTCGAGGCCGATGGCGGCGTCGCCGCGGTGCTCGCCGACGACAAGAAGACGGCCAAGGGCTTCCGCATGACGGCACTGTCCGGAAAGCCGATCAAGCACTGGCTGTGGGGGAACCTCGCCATCGACCTGTCGACGATCCAGATGAAGGACAAGACGCCGATCCTGCGTCAGCACATGCACGATCGCGTTGTCGGTTGGTCCGAGTCGTTCGACGCGAGCAGCAAGCTCAGCATCGATGGCGTCTTCTCGGAGACGACGCAGGACGGCCAAGAGGTCTCCGGCCTTCTCGGCGAAGGCTTCCCGTGGCAGGCGAGCGTCGGCGCCAACCCTGGCCGCATCGAGTTCATCGAGGAGGGGTCGAGCGTCAAGGTGAACGGCGGCCTGCTCAAAGGGCCGGGCACCGTCTTTCGCGATACGGAAATCACAGAGGTCTCCTTCGTCCCTGTCGGCGCGGACAGAAGGACTGGCGTCAGTCGCCTGTCGGACCAGTCGAGCGCCGAAGAGATCATCGCCGCGTACACGATTCCGCGCGGCGCAGAAACCAAGGAGGCCGCGATGGCCGATGACAAGGACCCCGTCGAACTGACGGATGCCGATCGCAAGAAGATCGCAGACGATGCGCGCGAGGCTGGGATGAAGGCCGAGCGCGCGCGCGTGAAGGCGATCACGGAGGCTGCGCTTGAGGGCCAGTCAGAGCTGGCCGCGAAGCTCATCGCCGACGGCGTCGACGAGAACACCGCCATGCGGCAGCTTCTCGACGACGAGAAGAAGAACGGCGCGGCGCGCGCGAAGGAACGAGCGAAGAACACCAAGCTCGAAGACCTCCGCAAGGACGCCGTCGGCGACCTCGGTCCGTCGGACAAGCCGCCGACCGAGACGCCGAAGGGCGAGTTCTCCGGGTTCGAGCCGGAGAAGTCCGAGTTCGACAAGGAAAAGCTCGAGCGCTTCTGGGACCAGGCGGCGCCGCTCGACTTGAAGAAGGAGTTCGGCAACAAGAATGCCTTCGTCGCTTACCACAAGAACCGGACCGCCGTCCGCGTCGCCGTCGCTCCTGTCGCGCAGGCGTGAGCCAGCGCTGAGGAATCGTCGGAACGAACAACGAGAGATCACAAGGAGCCTGAAAGATGGCAATGACCAAGGACGTCCCGGCTGTCGAGCAGCTCGGGGAATACGCCGATCACCCGGTCGTCGCGGACACGGTGATCTACGAGGGCGCGCTCGTCACGATCGACGCGGACGGATTCGCCACCAACCTCGTCGGCGCCGACGCCGCGACAACATTCCTGGCCGGAATCGCGTTCCGTGGCGTGAGCAACGCTGGCGGCGCGAGCGGCGCGAAGATGGTCAAGGTCCGCCGCGGCCAGAGGTACTACGAGGTCGCGCTGTCGAGCGCCGCGCAGACGGACGTCGGCGCGGTCCTCTACGCGACGGACGAGAACACGTTCACACTCACGTCAACGGGCGCCAAGGCCATCGGCCACGTCGCGCAGCTCGCTGGCACGAACAAGGTCATCGTGAGGCTCGAGCCGGAAATCTGATCCGGACGACGACCGCCTCGGCAACGACGACATCAACCACAGGAGCATGATTCATGGGAGCCAGCGGACTCGGAATGCGGGGAATCATCGGATCGTTCTATCAGCGCCTCGAAGCGCTGACGGCCGATTCGTGGGCAAGCCAGATCGCCATGATGGTCCCGACCGACCAGGCGAGCGAAACGTACAAGTGGCTCGGGCAGGCGCCCGCGCTGCGCGAGTGGGTCGGCGGCCGACTCGCCAAGGGGTTCCGTGAGAACGGGATCACGATCGAGAACAAGCTCTTCGAGGGCACGCTCGAAATCTCCGTCGACGAGCTGCGGCGCGACAAGACCGGCCAGGTCATGATCCGCGTCAACGACATGGCGAGTCGTGTGTCGGAGCACTGGCACAAGCTCCTCACGTCGATCATCCAGACGCCTGGCCTCGCCTACGACGGCCAGGACTACTTCGACACCGATCACGCCGAAGGCGCGAGCGGAGCGCAAAACAACGCTCTCGTGGCCGGCACCGTGCCGTCACTGAATGTCGGCACGGCGACGGCGCCGACGGTGGCCGAGATGACGAACGCGATCATCGACTGCGTCGCCAAGCTGCTCGCCTTCAAGGACGACCAGGGCGAGCCGATGAACGCGAACGCGCGCGAGTTCCTCGTCATGGTCCCGACGAATCTCTGGGCCGCAACCGCGGGCGCTCTCAACCTGCCGGTGATCCAGAACGTCGGCGGCACCGGCACGGCCAACAACCTGCTCGTCAGCCTGGCCGGATTCACGTTCCGCGCCGTCGTCAACCCGCGCCTCGATGCCGCGGGGACCATCTTCTACATCTTCCGCACGGACACGCCGACCAAGGCATTCATCATGCAGGAGGAGCTGTTCGAGACCGCGTGGGACGAGACCAAGAAGTTCGCGAACAACGCGATCTACTACGGCGTGAAGGCGTTGCGCAACGTCGGCACCGGCCTCTGGCAGGGTGCACTGAAGGCGACGCTGTCCTGATCTTCGACGCTTCTTCACCGTTCTCGGGAGCCGCCGCGACTCCTCGGCGGCGGCTCCTCTCCTGACCACCATGGCATTCGACGACCTAAAGCAGGCGAACATCGATGCGGCTCTTGGCTGGCACGCATCCGAGACGATCGAGTACCGGTCGTTTCCGGAGGCGTTCTCTCCAGTCGACGCGGTGGTCATCTACGAGGTCATCAACGACGAGGGCTTGCGAATCCAGAACCTGATCGAAGTGCAGGTGAGTCGATCGGCGATTCCGTCGATTCAGGTTGGACGCGATGAGATCCGGATGGAGTTTCCGAAAGGGTCGGGGACGAAGCGAGTGTTCTCTGTCCTCGACGTGGTTCGCGGAAGTCACGATGGGACGTTCTTTCGCATGAGGGCCAAGCTGACGTAATGGCCGAGAACCTCGTCCAGATCACCATCGACGACAAGGCGGTGCGCGCGCTTTTGCAGAAGGCGCCTGGCCGCTTCGCCGCGGCGTTCACGAAGGGCGCGACTGCGGCTCTGCGTCGATACGGCGGGTTCCACCGTGCGCGGAGGATGCGCCGCCAGACGATCGAGGAGCGGACGAACATCTTCGCCACGAGGACCAATCAGGGACTCGCGCAGCAGAAATGGATCAAGGTGCAGCCGCTCGATCGCAGGCGTTTGCGCGATGCCGGGGCGAGCGCCACAGTCGCGAACATCATCTTCAAGCAGCTCGAGTTCGGGGCGACGATCAGTGCGAGTGCTGGAAAAACTCTGCTCTTGCCGACGAAGGACAAACGTTTTCGTTCGGCGAAAGGAAAAATGACGCCGAAGGCCAGGCAGCTGCTTAAGGCGGAGAATCCGGATCTCCTACGGCGCATGCGAACGAAGGGCCGGACGTTCCTCGTCCACTTCCCGGGCTACCCGAAAACTGGCGCGCCAACGAAGCGCCGTCGGTCACGCGCCGCGCGCCGGCCGGCGTGGTTCGTCTTCGTTTTCCAAGACCGCGTGACCATCCCCCCGCGCATGGGATTCCGCGAG